TGTTATTTGAATAGCATCAGGAGAGGTTTACTCCAAGGTTCGAAACCTTGTGCTCGTTTGAGAGAGCTCCTCTAACCACTTAAGGTATAAATTCATGATACTACAAGGGACTTTTTCCATGTCCCAGGATTGTTTACCGCCCATCCAGCAAGGCGCTGGTTATGTCACTATAGTGACTCGTCCACCTCGGGTAACAAATGACCGAGATGACAACGAAGTTCCATTTTCTCCGTTAGAATACAGGGAATATAGACATTCTTTTGTTCATATGCCATTTCTTGATCGGACATTGGTCCACAAGAACTTTGACTTCTCGCACGACTCCATAGATCTCCATTGTGGAGCGTTGCTTTGGCAGCACTACGGTCTTCTTCTAAGACTTGATAGAGTGTGTCGAGATCCTCCTTCATTAAGAGGTTAATAGTCATTAGCTTATACAAACTTGAAAAGTTGTCTTCAAGAGCCTCTAAAGCTTGTCCATTAAGGACCTTCAGGTAAGGTTGTTCCTTAACCGCTAGAGGTTTGAGGTCCGAGAGCACTTTTTTGTGCATCAGCCACATGGCACTGTCTTTTGGTTTGACAGGTGTCCATTTACGATCATTATAGTGCATCTTTAAAAAAGAGGCTGCACAACGATCGAGATCTGAGATCTCGGATGGGGTATCCAAAGGAAGCCCAACGCCACCTAACCATTCTGGTACGAACCAGGGTAGTGACGCCCGTTTTAATTCCTTACTATTGTAGTAGATAAATCTCTTCTTAACAACTGGCCATACGTCTTGAGGACAACTTCTTTTAAGTTCTCGACAAATAACGCCCAGTTGATGAAGGGGGACCTGCGGTTGAAACTCTTTTTTGAGCCCCGCGCCCATTCTCTTCTTTCCCCTCATGAGGCCAAGATTGATATATTTTGATTCAATCCAGTGTCCATCTTTGAAATCAAAGATTGTTGAGTTGATGGTACAGAAAGTTTGAGAGAAATAGGTTTTCCCCACCGACGATTCTAATCCCGCCATTGAACAATGTCCCTCCCATATAGGTCGAAGGACACCTTTAGTTCCGCGGAGCAGACAATCATCTCCATTGATCAGGAGAGGAGCTAAGAGGCCATCGCCTTTCTTAGTAAGTTTATACTTTTGTCCATATTGATTAGCGTCTTCAAGAGACATCCTGCACAAGGCAGCATTTGCTATGCATAAGATGGGAAACGAAACAATCGAACCCATGAGTTGACCTTCAGTTTGGTCAAGGTACTCAGTATGTGTATCATACTCTTTAACAAATGTATGCTTAGTCAGTGCTTTAAGCATCATACCCTTAAGTTCATAAAGAAAATTCTTAGGGAACCGATCTAATTCTTCATAAGGCATGGATTCACCAATCTCGATCATTAACTGATCCAAGATGGTTTCTGATACCCAAGAATGTAGTCGATTTGTGCTACTGACATAATCTCCGGAGAGAGCTTCTTCTCCATTATGGATCATTTGTGATCCAAGAACACGTTCCACATCTTCAGGAAGGACATACCGTCCAATTAAAGCGAAGACCTCATGTTTCTTGAGGGTGGACCAAAGCCATTTTTGTACTGGCTTCAGAAATGTGTATAAGAAGGGGGGACCCTTGGAAATAACTCTGACCTTTAAAGGTTCTGGGAGTCCAACTGGTGACACAAAAGGTCGTTCACAGATGGCTATATCATAGATTTTCCAATAGGATTCTTCCCACAAAGCTCTTAAGAGACTTGTGTCGGCTATTAGTGTTGGGAGAAGTTCAGGCTGTTCAAGGCCTGCCTCTCTTTCCATAAGGATCTTGTGATCCTCCGCTTGTCCAAGCTCACCGTAGTGAGGAGAGAACCTCTGAAACAAAGAGCACGTTTCAATACCGAACCCAATTCCGTCACCCATTTTCCCAAATGAGCAACGTTCATAAAGTCCGTTGAGGGACCCACACTCACCCCTACTATTTATGTAGTTGGCTGACGTGGACGGAAAGAATGGTTCAATAAAATCACCATAAAGGAGTTGTACTTTTTGAAAAAGTTCAGTAACAGTCCTCCTCAACTCACCTTTGATTCGGTCGACGCTGCAGTTAATTTCTGCTTTTTGCGCGATTTGACCTAAATCAGTAGGTTTGTTCTTTCGTACCTTTCTTGTCCAAGTGACCTTGATGCCATGGTCGGCAATCTTCAAAGGAACACCAGTTAGTTCTCTAACAGTGTCATCGATGGATTTTTGAACCATCGATTCAGGGACATCAGGAGCAGCCTTCTTGAGCTGCTGCGAAGAATCACAAAATTGCGAAAATTTTCCAGATTGCTTGCCTATTTGAACATGGCGATAATCAATCTCAAGGGGAAGAACGTCTGTTAAATGCCACACTGATTGTTGTATATCAGTCTTGTGGAACAAATCGTTTTCAAATTTTCGATACCACCCTCCTAGCAGGGTCCCATAATTCCAGATAGTTTTTGAAAAACAGGTTCTGGCCACCTTCGAAGGGTGGGGGGGGATTTCTTGATCCCGGTAATAAGCAAAGAAGGACGCAAATTTCCATTTAAATAATTTGGCCCAACTTCCTTCACCGTTTGCTACTACGTAGTCCAGTATTTGACTGGTTATTCTACTTCTTGCATGGTTACTCCTTTGAGTAAGGTATAGCTTTTTACCAGAAAGATTCTTGGTCTTTCTCCATGGACGAGGTTCGGGCATTCCGAACAAAACGTAGAGCTCAATTATGGCTCTTATCATCTCGTCTACCTTTTTAACCTCTTCTAGTGGTAATTTATGTGAGCAAGCTAAAGCTTTCACATTGATGTCATAGATCCAATTCACGTTGAATCTAATCCATCTACCAGAAGGAGGTACTGAAACTTCAAGGGTTTCATTCTCTGCACACTTGTGTATTGGCATGGAATTATTCATTCTTTTAACACAAGCGGTTATCTTTGGTCCAGGTAGGACTCAGGG